ATTATGGACAGCTTATTCGTAGTCCTCGTCTTCTGACTCGTGCTCGTTATCAGAGCAGTCAGAACAAGGAGCACCACAGCAAGGGCACTTGCACCCTGAGTGGTCAGTCATCTCCTCAGAATCCATTTCTTCAGACTCCTTACCCATCTTACCTTTACCAGGCTTACCGCCGATAACGATCATCAGGTCAAGAGCTTTCTTCTTGGTATTCTTTTCGTTCATGTCCATTGGCATTTACATCACCTTCCTAGAGTGCCAGTCCACCATCGGTTGCACCAGGGACTCCTGGGCCTCCGAAGGATTCTTGTACAGCCTCAGCGGGTGCTGGGACTGAGTTCTGTTGTGCGGCCAGTAGATCGTCTAGCGTCATCTCTGGTCCTGGGCCCATTGGCTGCTCCATGGGAGCTGCCTCTGGAGCTGCTGGGGCCTGCTCCTGCTTTACCATCAGGTAGTCAGGATCGTAGCCCATGTCGCGCAAAGCCATGCGGATGGCATTTGTTGGGTCGTAGCCAAGCTGGGAAAGTACGGGGATAACCGTCTGGAGTGTCTGGATACCGCGCTGGGCACGAGTCGCAGGGTTAAGGGCACGTGTTGAACCGCCCTCTACTCCGACCTTAAACTCACCGTAGATGTCTGAAGCAGATACCTGTAACCACATAGCGCCATTGGCACCAGCGATGCGGATGGCACGATTCTCATCGAGGAACTCTTGGCAGAGCAGGAGAACGCGGATACCGATGCTTGAGATACCTGTCTCAACCGCGGCTAGCTTGTCCTGTGCGCGAAGTGTTGCCACACCGTCTACTACCGCTGCAGCTGTTGCTGACATACGGTTTGCACCTACGCCACCAGCCTGGAAGTCATTGATACCGAGAACCTTCTGCATTGCATCTTGTAGCTTATCATCCATGACATAGGCATCTGAGGGAGTAGCTGTTCTAGCTAGAGGACGTACAACGTCATCGAGCGAGCTGGTCTCTGGGATGTCGAAGACGACAACCTGGTCAGGGATCGGTGACTCCAGTTGCTTCTTGAGCTCAGGGGTCAGGTGACGCTTACGGATAGCGTACTTGTTACCAGAACGCTTAAGGTCATCAAGCTGTGCACGTGTTACTTCGCCGAGCATAAGCTGGATACCAGCGATGTTCTCTAGATCACCGAATGCCCAGAACTGCATACCGCCGTCGTTGTAGTTACGGAAGTGTACGAATGGTGGGTAGCGGTGCTGGTAAGGGATCGGTCCGCTGTACAGTGGCTCTGAACCATCGATCTGGAATACTGTAAGCTCACGTGTAGCCATGTCGTAGAACTCATAGATTACTGCGTAAGATAGAACCTCTGGCAGAGTTGTCTGTCCGTTGAGATACGTAGATACGAGCTGGTCTGATGCGATAGCTGCGTCAACAGAGATCGGTGCATCTTCTCCGAAACGTGCATAAAGATCTTCAAGAGGCAAGCGAAGACGCTGGCACACCCAACGGGATGTATCTAGGCGACGAGCATCCTTTGGAAGGAAGATGTCATAAGGTGATACGTACTCTACGAAAGGATCATCGGCCTCAACGCGCTCGTATGTGAATACGGCCTTGTTGTCTTCCTTAAGGTTTTCATCTGACGGTGCAAAGCCTCCGTCTGTACCTAGAGCCTCTGCTCGCTCTACGGCGACCATAGTCTCGTCCATGAGGGCTTCAGGATTCTCTTTGTACTCTGTAGAGACATACTCCCAGCCGACCTTTACGAAGCCGTTACCGAGCTTAAGCATGTCTTCTGTGGCGGCCTTAACATCGTCTGTAGCGTTAGTACGCTTCCAGAAGTAGTGAAGCACGGCCTGTGCAAATGTTGCGTTCTCTTCGGCTATTTCATCCTGCCCACCGATAGGCGTAACGATCATCTGAGGATCGCGGGAAACAATTGAGGTTGCCATCAACGAAATGTGAGGGAGTGTCATGTTGATGGTCTTGAGCAGATTGCCAGGGATTGGTGTTGGCGTTAGATCTGCGAAGTCGCGTGCGTTAAGATCACGACGGAGGCCAGTACGATAGAGGCCTTCAAGGACCTTCCAGTGCTGATGCAATGGGTCCATACGTCGTACTGCGTCACGCATAAGCATCTGCTTGTCGTTAAGCGTAAATTTCTTCATCTTGGCTCCTGCTGTTGTGGGTTGTGGTTTGGTTATTCGTATCCGCCACCGAGGATAAAGCTATCCCAGGCTTCTACTTGGGCCATCTCCGCCTCGGCTATGGTCTTAGAGCGAATCTCTCGCATCCTGACCAGGTCGACGCGTACTGTGCCTTCATCATTTGATTGTGCTGGGGCGGTCACTTCGTGATTCTCGAACAGGACCCAGAGTGCGATTGCTAGGGACATGACCAAGTCGTCGTGACAGCCATAATCTGCCGCGTATCGAACGCCACCACCTGGGAGCTCCTGTCGCACAAACTGGTGGAGTTCCTCGAGCAGTAACGGATGCATACCACGGATAGACGGATCTTCCCCATTGGCATCGGCAAGATACTCAGCCAGCTTATCGATAACCATTCTACGCCGATCTGCTGACATCGGGAACGAGAAGAGCCTATCTGAACGCTGAATGCCTTTACGGCCAGTAGGACGGAAGACGTATGGTCGTGGGTACATAAGGTTACGGTGAAGCTCGTTGATAGGTAGCTGTCCTTGACCACCCTGATCTTCCACGGCCAGCATGGCTGCGCCATACTTGCCTGTAAAGAACCGTCCTAGCTTGTCCATCTCGGATGCCCAGGTGACTGGCTCTACCGTGTTGGCCCTGTAAAAACCGACAATGCGGGGCATTCCGTCTTCATCTACCGAAAGCACGTGGGCGGTTGAGTAGTCGCCGCCACGCCCTTGGGCGGGGTCGGCACCGATGTAGTAGCCTAGACCTGGATCGGGGTTCTGATCGAAGATCCAGAAGTTGCCGTTCTCTTCTGCATCAAAGTGTACTCCGTACTCGTCTTCAGTAAGTGTGCCTCTAAAGAAATCTTCCTGAACGTCGTGTGGGAGATTTATGAATCGGGGATTGCCTGACTCGCGGAAAGCTTCAATGTCGTTGGATGGGTACTCTGAATAGAACTCCCATGGGTTGGCAGCGAACTCTCGACGCTTAGACTCGTACTCGACCTCGGTGATAAGGCGAGATGCGTTCCATGGCTGGAAGACGGGTACGAACTGGTTCTGCTTGGTCTTGGCGTTCTTGTAGATCTTGGCGAACTCGTTGTAGGCACCACGTGCTGTCGAGATAATGATCAGTCGACCACCTGCGTCAGTTGTAGGCATGATGGTTCGGTAGGTATTAGTAGGATCTGGCATAAGTGCGAACTCGTCAAGCACTACCATCGTAGATGTTTCACCAGCACCAGCGGTCTCTGTACCAGCAAAGGACTTAACCTGGCACTTCATGCCGTCTGGGAACTCGAACTCCAGCTTGTACTCGGCGGCCTTCTGTAAGGAAGGTCCGCGTTCCTTCATCCAGTCGGGGAGGAACTGGTACATGAACTTAACCATGCCTAGGTTCTTGTTGGCAGAGTCCTGGTTCTTTGAGACAAGGAGCATGTTTGCGCCTGGTTGGAACAGGCAATGCCAGAGGATGTCGGCCATGGCTAGGGTTGTAAAACCGAGCTGGCGAGCCTTGACAATGACCGTAAACCTGTTGTTATTCCATGTGTCGAGAGCCTCGTTCTGGTAATCGAACAGCTCAAACTTGGTTCTACCCCTGCTATCCCACTTGGGCTGGACCTGAATGTAGACGTAGTTTTGAATAAAGTACTTCTTGTCGGAAGCACATCTACGCCACTCTAGCTCTACCCAAAGTTTCTGTTTACGTCGGGCAAGCTTTAGATCAGAAAGTGTCTTCGGCGCCATCGTCATGTGTCTCGCCCTTATTGTTATCGTACGCGTCGAGTAAAACTTCTGATGCCTTATCGAGCACCGTCATTGAATCATACCAAGATGATCCTGGTGGGCGGAGCATGGAGTACCCGTTCTTGCCGTCTTCGTTGATAAACTCAAATACGATAATGGTCGTGCCAATTATGCCCTGCTCACCGATAAGCTTCTTAGCGTGGTGATGGACGAAGTCTGTAAGATCTTCGGGCTTCTTAAACATCGGCTCCACCTGGATCGACGGGAGATCCACCAGGAAGGTTGACAGGCCCTTGAGAGACTTCATAGCCCTTGGACCTAAGATAATCCACAAGCCCAGATTCTCCAACCACAAAGGCCACCTCCAGGATAAGGTCGTCCAGTGCAAGGCCTGCGAGATCCGACGTTCTAGCAGCCGACTCCTCAGCGACAAAGTCTTTCCCGTAAGTTTTGAAATAAAGATCGAGATACTTGGGATCACCTGTCATTGCTCCTTTAAGTAGGGCGGACTTGATCTGTTGATACTCGTCCTCGGGATTATCCGACTCGGAGGCCTCTACGAGGTCCTCCTCCAGGATTGCAGGGGTTCCTTCTACCGATACGGCCTGGATGCCCTTCTTACCTTTGGCGGCCAGCTTTTTCTCCAAGAGGGCCTTAAACAGGGGATCATTCTGCCATCTACGGACTGTGCGCTCGTTGAGCTTATTGGCAATAGCGTATTCGTTCTTAGTGCGCGGCAAGTTCAGGCGCTCGCGCTGGGCCTCATCAAGAGAGAGCCAGTTTGCATACGCTTCCCATTGGGGACTAATCTGACTCATCTTGACCTCCTCAAGTTTAGGAGAGGGTGGCTACCAGCCATCTGAGAGATCCGAAGATCGTCACCAGCGGAGGAGGTAGGGAAGAGATGCTGCGGATTTTGACGGGGTCTGCCCAACACTACCGATGGGTTAGCCACGCGTTTTGCAAGCAAGCACTTCATCAGATGGATCACCTTACGGTCAACCACCCTCTCATCATTGATCAACCTTGGGGTGTGGACACACGCGTATCATGGACATGTCTTAGTCTTTCTGAACCTGATCGGTGGGCTTTTCAGTAAGCATAGCTCTCCGACTCACGTAAGGGCAACCTGGGCTGCGGCGCCCTCAGGGGCGTCCGCGCCCGCTCCTGGGCCCTTACTGTGCCGCCATTTACCCCGCAAATCAGCCAAAAACAGGGATCCCAGTGGGGAATCTTTTGTGATCTACGTCACAGGAGATACGGACATACGGACAGGCCCTTTGCCAGCCCAAACCAGGGCTTTGCCCGCCCTGTTTTGTCCGCCTCCTGGGCCCTTTCCAGGGCCCCTGGGGACTCCTGTGCCCTGATCCAGGGGCCTGGTCCTGTGTCTTTCTGCATCTCCTGGGGGTGCCTGGTGGGGATTTCGGGGGAGCGGACACCGTATTTTGTGATAAATTCTCTCGTCGGTAGTATAAATAACACGTCCCACCCCCACGGGGGAACCCCCTGGGCCCACCTGGCCCCTGGTCTGCCTGGCTCCAGGCTGCCCCTGTCCCCTGCCCTTACTGTCCAGGCCCAGGAGCCAGGTGCCAGGGGGGCAAGTTGTGGGTCCGTTGTTTTTCAAACCCGTGCCTGGGACCTGGCCCTGGCGGAACGGGGTCGGGGGCCTGGTAGGGAGGGACAGCTACGACC